ATGTAACTATGCAGTATAGATCTTCAGCACCACCCAAATATCATCTAACGGATAGATGGGATGCCGGCTGGCATCAACTACGTATGGGCATATTACATGATAAGAACATTAAACTAGATCCCGCCACCCAAAAACTGTACGATACTTTCAAGATTAAATACAAAGAATTGGGCAATCGGCTGCGCCCTAAGATATATGAATATGGATTTTTTAGATGAAACACTTTAATGAACTTAATCAGTCAGAATTAAATGCTTTAACTAATTTATCTGACAATGCGAAAGTTGGAATGTACTATGATTGGTATGGTACTCAGACTGGTATCGCTCGTGCCCGCAGTAATCAGATACCTCCGAGTGGCGATTGGCGCACTTGGCTTATATGTGCGGGTCGTGGCTTTGGTAAATCGGTATCGGGAGCGCAATGGGTCAGGCACAGGGTCGAAACCGGAGCAGCAAAATCAATAGCTATGGTTGGGCCCACCGCTGCTGATGTAAGAGATACAATGGTGGAGGGACCAGCTGGAATACTAGCTATATCTCCACCCTGGTTCAGGCCCAAATACGAAAGCTCGAAAGCTAGATTAACGTGGCCTAATGGTGCGGTAGCACTGCTCAAATCTGCAGAGGACCCAAATAGACTCAGAGGTCCAAACTTAGACTCGCTCTGGTGCGATGAGATCATGTACTGGCAGCACGCAGAACACGCATTTGATGTATTATTGCCCACACTCCGACTCGGATTAGATCCACGATGTGTGGTAACAACTACGCCAAAGAAGTCTGCGTTTCTGCGCAAACTAGAAGCAGATGATAGCACTATCATAACTACTGGGACAACATACGATAATCGAGATAATCTAGCTCCAGCGTTCTTCACGTCGATCATCAAACGATACGAGGGCACTAGATTCGGAGATCAGGAGTTGCTGGCAATAGTCCACGATGAAGCCGAGAACGCCCTCTGGCGAGCAGACATAATACAACATGTTTCACCAACTAGCGAAATAGACTTCAAAAAAACCATTATCGGAGTGGACCCAGCAGTAACCGATAAGCAAACATCAGATGAAATCGGCATAGTATCAGTGGGATTAGGACAAGATAACAACTACTATGTACTGGCGGATAAATCATTACATGGTGGAGTGAAGGCATGGGCTGAACAAGCTATCTGGCAATATCATACACATAACGCTGCATACGTAGCGATAGAGTCCAACATGGGTGGTAATCTATTAATCAATGCCATCCATACACTGGATAATAGCGTCAAAGTAGAGCTGGTACCCAGTACCAGATCCAAATCAGTACGAGCTGCACCAGTAGTAACCGAATATGAACGAGGTATGGTGTATCATATCGGTACGTTTCCCGAACTGGAAGAACAAATGTTAGGATGGGAATCGGACTCCGACTTCAGCCCAGATAGATTAGACGCATTATGCATCGCACTGAACGAACTGATCAAACCAAAACGTAAAATCTTAGCTGGCATCGCATAATTAAATAAAATAAGTTGATATGATTGTTTGCATTTCACGTTTATAACGTTTATCTTATTTAAAGCTAAAGGGGAGCAAATAAGAGAACTTAAATGTTCCGCTCTCCACCAAAATAAAGGGACACCATGTCAGATGCATCATGGACTGGCTCTCTACGCCGTCACGTCGTCAATAATGCGAATCTCAACGAACTCAACACCACTATCAGTAGTGGTACTGTTGTCATCGAAAGTGGCAACGTATCTATAGTCGATGCAGATGGCGACAAGGCCAAAGTAGACACAATAGTCTCCAGTCTACAGGTTATAGATGTAATGCATCACGAGATTCACGAAGCCTGTGCATACAACTTAACTGCATTCAGTGGATCGGTTGCCGACAACGATTACCTTACAGTTTCCATCGAGACTCCAGCTGATAAAGCACTACATATCTTATGGGGCGCAGAAGTATATTCAACGGACGCCTCGCCTGATTATTGTGAATTAATCGGACTATCTGGATCAGCCGTGGCACTTTCTGGGCTTCCTCAAGTTCCTATTAATAAGTGGATGGGCCACGCTAATACCACTGATACAGTTTGTACTGTATCAGGATTTGCTGATCCCCTTACTATGTTCGCCGACTCCGGTATTGTATATGGTCCAGTGTTAATACAACCTGGTGGGCGGAAGAGTGGAGCTGGTATACAAGGTGGCGGTAGAGACGAGTGGATAATGGATTCAGGGGTAGTAGTTGGACTGGCACTGAAAAATAACACTGGTGGCACTGCAGCATTGCAAATAACACTCGAATGGTATGAACACTCCTAAAGGATATAAAATGGGCACACTAATGGATTGGGCCAAATCACTAGGTCCGATGATAAATACCAAGGCGATAGTAGATGAAGCTACCAGGCAGATAGATACTGGATATGGTGGTGATTTTTCGCTTCGTCCTGGTATATCAGTTACAAACCTGGGTGGTACGCCCACGGATATGTCTTCATACGATACGATGCTATCAGAAGGATTCAGCAAAAACCCAGATGTAAGAGCATGTATTTCCGAGATAGCGGCAGCGATAAATGGATTAGAATTAGAGTTTAAGATTGGTGAGGCGACAATAGAAAACAAGCAATTAAAGAAGCTATTAAAGCGCCCAAATCAATTTCAGACGGGCGATGAATTCATAGAGATGCTGATATCCCACTTGCTCTTAGCTGGCAATGCATATATAGTAGCCGCTGGAGGTATCGTTAATATAGAACCTAGCAGTTTATGGCTTTTAAATCCTAAGTTTATAACGGTTAAAACTGGGGATGCTGATCAGCCGATCCAGGGATTTACATGGAAGCTGGGTGAAAAAGGTGAAAAGTTCTACAGAGTTGAAGAAGTACTACATTTAAAAGAACTCAATCCAGATACTGTACTAACAGGTCAAAGCCCACTACGATCAGCTGCGTATCATATAGACTTCGGGAACGAAGGCATGGAGTGGGACCTATCACTAGTACGCAATGGTGGACTAATTGGTGGAGTTCTCAAAGTACCTGATGATATGGGAGATGACCCAAAGGCATTAGATCGGATCAAGGGCGAACTGCGAGATAAGTTCAGTGGCTCCGATAATCCAGATAAGTATTTTATAGCTTATGGTGGCATGGAATACGAGCCAGCCTCGTGGAGTCCACGAGATGCAATGTGGCTCGAAGGACTTACACTATCCACTCGCAAAATATGCAGTGTATTAAGAATCCCACCCGAGATCATAGGCGACCATGAGAATTCAACATACAATAACTACGATGCAGCTAAGAAGAGTTTCTACACTGAATGTGTTATTCCATATACGAATAAGATTTTAAGTGGTTTAAACTATTGGCTTTCACCTAAGTTTGGTGATAACTTACTTATATCATTTAATCAAGACAAAATAGATGTCTTACAAGATGATAAGACTCCAGCATATGATCGTGTCACAAAAGCATTTCAAGCTGGACTGCTATCGCGTGAAGCTGCACTGGAAGAACTGGGCATACACGATAAAGGCACCACGTTCGCAGGTAAACCAGATCCGGTAGAAGTACAACCAGAGGAAGAATCAAGTGAGTAATATAAAGACAAACGACATGATCGTCCGCGAGATGCCGATCAGTATAGACGATGACAGTGCTGAGACGGGTGCGATAAGTGGGTACGCCATGAAGTGGAACGTGTTGGACGACCATGGCACCATATTTGATCGTAGATCATTTAACCAGTCGTTGCGTAGTGGTCGCAAATACACTCTACTCTGGTCTCATAAACAGGAAGAGCCAATCGGTAAGATATTGTCGGTTGAAGAAGACAACATTGGACTTAAGTTCAGCGCTGCGCTTAATCTAGATGTACAGCGCTCACGTGAAGTACTAAGTATGCTGCGAAATGGAGACATAAGTGGTGTATCCATTGGTGGCAAAGTACTTAACATGCGATTAGATGCAGATATGATGCCGCATATCACCGAAGTTAAGTTAAATGAGATTAGTCTCGTTTCTATACCATCGGTGCCAGGGGCAGGAATCATCACCGTGAGGTCTGTAGAAGACGCAATGTCGTGCATACTTCACGCTAATCCAGATCAAATAACAGATCAAGTTGAGCAAGCACAAAAAGTGCTAGAAACACTAACGACACTCCTAACAACCGAGGCACCTGGTGGCACCACTCGGGATACCGAGCCGGACCAACTCGAAACTCTACCGGATAATGAGCCGTCGACAACAGAGACTGAGTTGCTATCGCTACTAAGTGGAAATCCCAACGATGCAGCTAAGAGTCTAATCGATTTACTAAACTCATGAGGAGAGTTCCACATGGATCTCAAAGCAGAAGACGTCCAGAAGTTTTCCGAGATGGTCTCAACGGCTACCGAGTTCCGCTCGCAGATCAATACAGCTATCGAAGCTGGCAATGGCGTGGCAGAACTGAAGACTAAACTGGATAAGGTAACAACTGATATCGGCGATCTAGCAGAGAGAATGCAGAAGCCGGATATCAAGGATATTGAAGAGAAGACAAAGAACGACATAGAAACACGCGCACATGAAGCGTTTATCACGCGTATGCAACATGGTACGATGGATACGTTGGATACCGAAACAAGACAAGCATATACCACGTCCCTAATGGGCGCATATGGTAAGCTTGAGGAACTCGACGTCCGTGCACTGTCAGTCTCTAATGACTCGCAGGCTGCATATCTTGTCGATCCCGACTATGCGGCTGGCATAATCAAGGACATATCGGAGTTTTCACCCATCAGACGACATGCGCAGGTCAGAACTACACGTAGTACGGCTGTTAAGATTCGCAATCGTACGACTGTTGCTGGAGCTACATGGGTTGGCGAGACAAGTACTCGCGCGGAAACGACTAATCCAGCTTACGGGCTGATTACCATTCCTGTCAACGAGATGCAAGCTCAAATTCCTGTATCGACATGGATTCTTGAGGATGCGAAGGGCCTCGAAAGCGAACTACGCAGCGAATTTGCGGAAGCTTTCGGAGTGGCTGAGAATGCAGCGTTTGTCTCTGGCTCAGGTAATATGAGACCGGAAGGTTTCATGCGTAACACAACCTTGCTGGCTGACTACGTTGCTTCATCTTCGGGTACAGCGATTGAAGACCCAAGACAAATCCGTAAAATGCCGCTTAACGTCAGCGAACAGTATAGACGTAACGGTATGTTCTTCATGAACCGCTCAACGTATGCCGATATCATATCGCTATACGATGGATCGAGTGCGTTTGCGCTCAAAGATGGAATGCTTTCGAAGATTCCTCTAGTGATAGATGGTTATCCTGTCGTTCTTACGCCGGATATGCCAGATATCGCAGCGAATGCTTATCCGATATTGTTCGCGGATATGCGCCAGCTTTACACGATCATCGAACGTACCGCCGTTCAGATTATGCGCGACCCGTATACCCTGAAGGACACTGGGCAAGTTGAGTACGACGCCCGCAAACGAGTTGGTGGCGCAGTGCAGAATTCTAGTGCTGGTGTCGTTATGAAAGTGTCGGCTAGTTAAGTCGATAGAAAGGATTTAACATGAGTCGCGATCTAAGAAGTAATACAACGGTCAAAAGTGCTCTAGTGTCCGCTGCGCACACAACCAGTGTAAGTGGTGAGATTATAGACGTCCTGGATTACGAGAGCTGCATGTTCGTGCTATATAATGGTGCGCAGGCAGACCTCGACGGTGGGAAGTATTTTACCCCCACCCTGCAGTCTGGTGATAATTTAGCACTTAGTGATGCAGCAACGGTTGGAACTGGTTATCTCACAGATAGTTTTGTGGTGATTTCTGGTGCCGCTGGCGCTGGTGCGCCGTCTGGCGTACAGGCAGTCGGTTATGAAGGTGATGCCAGGTATCTACGCGTCGTCCTTACCGAAACTGGAGTTGCTACCGGAGTTATCGGAGCAGTTGCAGTACTCGGCGAGCCGCTTAATGCGAAAACAGCAGTAAATAGTTAAACTAGATGGGGAGGGGAAACCCTCCCCACTATCACTATGGAGCAAAGATGAATACAGTAATAGTTACAGCCCCGACGGAGCAACCTGTAACAACGGCTGAAGTTAAGAGCCATATAGGTATACCATCGGCAACAACTACATTCGATTCAGTGATTTCTGGTATGTATATACCAGCGGCGACGCTCCAGGCCGAGAACTATACAGCAAAGAAGTTCGTAGATCAAGTATGGGACGCGACCTGGGATGCTATACCTGGGCCGCCAGGATTCGTAGACGATATCAAGTGGACCATAGGTTGGCCTCTTGGTATATCACTACCTGGATATGGGTTCATCGAGTTACCATATTCTCCACTAGATTCTGTGTCTGGCGTGTATTATACAGATACGGACAACACGGAAACTGAAGTTAGTGGTACGGTCTACACGACCGATACTAATTCTACACCTGGTCGCATATTGCTCAACAATGGACAATCATGGCCCACTGGATTACGTGGATATGATTCGTTCAGGGTGCGATATACATGTGGATACGGTGCAGCAGTTGCAGTTCCAGCAGATATCAAACTTGCAATAATGACAATAGCAGCAGCATTCTTCGCACATAAGGGCATGTGTAGCGATGATGTTATACCTAAGACGGCGTACCGGATACTGAACAAGCGGAAGGTGGTAACACTATAATGGCATGTAAGAATAGTATTTCAGTTCCCACTTTGATGCACTCGGTAGATATTGAGGCATATAGTAGTGGCCGAAGTGTCGGTGGTATATCATCTGGCACATGGACAGCCAGTAGTAGTGGTGTACAATGTGATATCAGGCCCATTGGTGGCGGCGAGATAGAACGTAATCAACACGAAGAACACTATACTACACATGAGATCACGATGTGGTACGATGCAGATTTGAGTACCGCTAAGAGGATCAATTACAACGATAGAGTATTCAATATCAAGCGCATAATCACGGTACATGAAGGCAATATGCTACAGATTCTGCGAGTGGAAGAGGTATTATAGTGTTATCATACAGCTTGACTGGCACCGAAACATTGACGAGGAAGATCAATGGAATGGACGCCCCATTAGTTAACGCACTATTGGCAGCGATAAATACGGGACTGAAGAAGGTACGCGATGATGCTAAGAGTTTAGCTCCAGTCGATACTGGCGAGTTAAGAGATAGCATAGTGGTGATTAATGCCACGAAAACAGATAGTGGCGCAGTAGTGGCGAGGGCAGATCATGCATCATATGTTGAGTTTGGGACAACTAAGATGGCAGCACAGCCATTCTTATTCCCAGCACTAGAGTCGAATAAAGCGTATATCGAGAGAACGCTTAAATCCGATGGTAAAGTTGCTATAAGGAAGGCAGTCTAATGGCTAATTTAGTTACAAATCCTGGCTTCGAAACTGGCAATCTTACTGGGTGGACGATATATACTGGTGATGGGTCATTTGGTCACGGCTCACCACTTGCTAGTGCGTTAGCCGATTATAGTGGAATTTATGGACTAAAACATGAAGTATTTACAAACGCTACATCAGGTGATATCGGAACAAACCAGGCAGTATCTGGCTTATTAGCAGATCATCAATACGATATACGATGCGATATCCAGGCTACATCTAGCGTGGATGATACACTACGGCTGCAATACGATTATGTTGACGCCAGTGGCTCGCATACGTTGTCGCTACAACCCACAGGGCTAAATGCGTGGGAGCGGTTAAGTACTACATTCATTACATCTGGTGCATATACCTCCGGGACAGTTAAGTTATATGGCAATGGTGACATGTATGCAGATAATATCGTCATCGAGTATATCGGTGGCGAAGGTAGCCAGATGTTTCCGGTGCAATCAGGAATATGGGTGGCACTGGATTCTGGCAGTCTAATAGTCGGTTCACTTCGCGTACCAGTATACGATGATGCGCCAGTTAATACTGGAGTATATCCATACATCACGATATCGGACTTTACAGAGATACCGTGGGATACGTGCAATACAACTGGCAACGAAACTACCTGCACCATGCATGTATATAGCAGGGTCGCGGGATCATACGAGTGTAAGTCGATCATAAGTGAAATACAATCAAGATTACACAGACAGAATATAGCAATCGGAACAACCGATACATTTGGAACACAAGTAGAATACAAACAAGTCGTACGAGACCCAGCAGATGTCGCTGTAACTCACGGAATCGTTAGGGTCAGGATAACCACAAAGGATAATTAATATGGCAGAGATTAATGGTTCTAACGTCACCCTTGCAGTGTCACAGAGTGGCACAGGGCACTTAGCTCTTTCTGGACTTAACGGTGCCGATATGAACTACAGTGCTGGTACTGTAGACATTACATCTACAGATGCTGCTGGTGATATAGAGAACATATTTGGTCAGCAATCATGGATAATGTCCGCAGATGGCATAGCAACTGCTGATCCATTTCCAACTCCTACTGCTGGTGTAGATATATCATGTTGGCAGGTGATTGAGAGTGGTATACAGCAACGCAAGGGTATATACGTACTACTCACCGATGGCTGGTCAACTACTTACAGTGGCGTAGTTACGATATCGAGTTACGATACGTCGGCAGTCACCGATGGTACTGGTGCGCAAGAATGGTCACTACAGTTCGCCAATTCAGGCCAACTCACAATGGCAGGAGCCTAAGATATGGCAGATTTAAATGGTATTAATGTTGCGGTGTATGTCTCGGCTTCAGCTGCTGGTGCCAACACTGCACTAGATGGTCAGAAGAATGGATCGTTATCGAGATCAACAAACGTAATCGATGTAACTACACGTAGTGATGCTGGTGTTACTGCCTCCGTCCACAACAACAACGGGTGGAATGTTAGTGCAGATGGCTCGTTTACTGCAGATAGTTATACAGGTGCAGGATACGCAATAGTTAGAGCAGCGATACTTGCACGTACCCCAGTTTGGGTTGTACTTAGTGGCGTTCATGGTACTACGGCTTCGGGTCAATCTGTACCTACCGCATATAACATTTCAGCGTCGAAGGATAATTCGCTTGACTGGTCAATGGAGTTTGTGGGTTCAGGAGCGCTAACAATAGATTAACATAATAAGTGCCCCCAGTTAATTGGGGGCACAACTTATCAAGGAGATTACAGATGTCAAATACAACAAGTAAGATCGCTAAGGGTATAGTGAAGCCTTATATTGTCGACTTCCCAGTTGGTGATAAGATCGAAACACGAGAGCTTCGGTACGACAATAGGGCACTAATTGCAATCGAACGTCTAATGGATATTCCGATACCCAGAATAATGGAAAAGGTATTAGATGTATCTGATAATGACAATCCAGTTTGGTTGCTCGGACTAAAGGATTCGTTGGAACTACTCAAGATCGGGCTAATGGCTAAATATGGTGAACACAGTGATGATGATATAGACGAGTTAACATCAGGTATAGCGATACAAGAAATACCGACTATGGTAGTTTCCGCTATTATGAAAGCATTAAATCCTGATATAGATATTGAAAATCCTGATATAGATACTGACGAAGGGGCACAAGAAGTAAAAAACGCCCAAAGCCCACGGAAGACTTCTGGGAAGAACTCCAGTGGAAAGCCCTCTGGGTCTGCAGTTTAGATTGGGATACATATTGGTCGTTGATACCAGCTGAAATACATCAGCTATATATGGGAGTGATGTGGAGAGAAGACCATAGATTATGTCAAGATACCAGAATGCTGGAGTATCATGCTGCGATAGCTGGTGGAGTAAAGGGAGCAAATAAATATAGATATAAGTCGATATTTAAGGACTTCAGACTAATAAATAAAGTAAAAGTAGATCTTGAATACGCTAAGGCTAATAGGCACATGGATTTCTACAGGCAACAACTGATAGAAGCCGGACTCGATCCAGATAACTTAGAAGAAGACATAGATGAATGAAGAGTTAGCCAAATTAATAGTTAAAGTAGGGCTGGACGCCAAAGAGTTCAAATCTGGTTCAGCTGCCATAATAAGTAACTCCAAGAACATGCGATCCGAAGCTGGTAGAATGGGTCAAGAATTCTCCCGCGTTGGTCGTATGATTACAATAGGATTTACTGCACCTTTACTGGCAGCTGGAGTCGGACTGCTTAAGTTAGCCGGTGAACTCGAACAGACACATATCGCATTTACTACGCTATATGGATCGGCTACTAAAGCTACCACAGTAATTAAAGACCTTCAGAAATTCGCTAAGTCGACTCCATTCCAATTCGATGGTCTAGCTCAAACAGTTAGACTGATGAATGCAATGGGACTGGAAAAGAACAATCCAATTCCAATGCTGACGCAAATAGGAGATGCCGTTTCCGCCCTAGGTGGCGGTGCTCCAGAGATGGATCGTGTTGTCCGGGCACTTGGTCAAATACAAGCTAAGGGCAAACTAGCAGCCCAGGAAATGAACCAGTTATCCGAACTCGGTATCAATGCATGGGATTCACTAGCTAAGGCGCTAAATACAGATGTAGCTGGAGCCCAACGCCAGACTACAGCTGGTGGTGTATCATCTGATGTCGCTATAAAAGCTATACTGGATGGATTCGATCAGTATCAAGGTGCAATGATGGATCAGTCTAAGTCACTACTTGGTATGCTGAGTACGATGAAAGATGCATTCATAATGTTTGCACAGGATGTTGGTACAGCGCTTCTACCGATAGCTAAAACGGTCATGGACGCCGTTATAAAACCACTTTCTTTTGTAACTGAAAAATTTAATGAATTCAATGATGCAACTGGTGGTGTTTTGACTGCCAGTGCAGGTGTTAGTGCTAGTTTCTACGCGACAGGTGCAGCAGTTTTGTGGAGTAGTGGGAAGATTCTTACCTATATATCTAACATTAAAAATGCAGGTATAGCTACAAAGAGCGCAGCTGTTGAGCTAGCTCTGATGCAAGGGCTTCACGCTCGTGCTCTAAGTGGCGCAGCTGCTGCACCATTGCAGATGCTATCATCAGGATTTACAAGGGAAGCTGCCGAATTAGAGCCAAGAATAGAGTCACTCCGGAGAACAGTAGCAACAGCAGCAACAGGATTTTGGACACTAAAGATAGCTCTGATAGCAGCAGCATTAGCAGTGGGTGGGCTATATGGTGCATATCAGTATTTAACAAGGGAACGACGAGCAATAGTAGAAGCAGCAACTGATGAGTTAGATATACAACGGCAACTAAATGAACTAGAAGCAGAAGGCGTAGATATCACAAATGTTGCAGCAGTTGCTAAAGCCAACGAAATTAAGTTAATAAGAGATAAGATAGCTGCACAGCGTGAGATGATGGAACTGGCTAGAGCCGATGTCGAAGTACAACGGGGCCTAGTGGAAAGCATAACAGGTGATCAAACGGCTGGTGCATCTGGTGTGTCGCTAATTATACAACAATGGCTGGCCGGAGGAGACATTGAAGAGCTTACAGAGACAGCAAATACAGCTGCAGATGCCGTTGAAAGATTAACTGAGAAATTAGATAATGCAGTAAATACACCAGACCCAGTGGCAGTAGAAACAAGACTAGATACAAGAATTAGGCAGCTACAAGAAATAAGTGAAATCGAAGGAGAAATAGGGAGACAAGAAGCCATTGCTGCTGATCTACGTCGCGAGCTTGAAACTAATCAAACAACCTGGGCTTTCCCATTAGACAGGAAGGCTGTAAAAGCAGATATATCCTTCGCCGAGGGACAAATAAAGCAACTAAATGACAAATTAAGTGAAATAACCCCCGAATCAGAAGAAGACATCACAAAGGATATGCGGGATGAGTGGAAGGTCCGCGATGCTGCGAGTGCTTCACACTGGGAACATGTTAGACGCGACGAAATAAGACGTAACGACGACTATTATGAGATTGTTGTAGAATCACAGAATCGTGTCACGGATAGCTATAGCCGCTTCTACGAGCGACAGCGACGATTACGCGCAGACGCAGCTACACGTAGACAAGACAGTGCGAACAGACGAGCATTAATGGCAGATCGTGGAGAAGACTCAGATGCACTAATTGGCCGGAATGAGATGGTCAACCGGAATGAGCGTGATCTAAGAGCTGCAGAAGCTGGAGTTGTGGTTCCAGATACATTGCCAGCCACGATAGAAGAGACGAAAGCACAACAGGCAATATGGGACAACAATGCAGAGAGGTTTGCTGGAACAGTAGGTAACATGACTGCATCATTCGTGATGGGCATGGACGATATAAAACAATCTGCGCTGAACGTAGCAGGTCAGATACTATCCATGTTGATATCGTGGGGCGTCCAGCAAGTTGTATTAACAGCAATAACGAATAGAAATACCGCAGCTGTAAATGCTAATACTGTTGCTAAAACAGCTAATGCTGCTGCAGGACTTGGTATGGGACTTGGTGCTGCTGTTGGAGTAATATCTACTATATACACTGTAGGTAAACTATTTGGAGCATTTGCCGATGGTGGTATAGCCGCAAAACCGATGATAGCTACAGTAGCCGAAAAGGAACCAGAAGCCATTATACCATTTAGTAAGATGGGTAAGTTTATAAACGATGTAGGTGGCAATAGTGGTGGTGGTGGTGGAGATACATACGTATATTTGGATAGTGAACAAATAGCTGCACGAGTAGAGCGCAGAGTCGGGAGAAATATGGCTCAAAGGGGAGCGGCATAAATGGCTACTAAATATAGAATTAGATTAGATACCGCAGATACAGATGTTGATAGAAGCGAATATATAATGCCTGGTTCGTTGATAGCTGATAAGTCAATAGATGGTAGATCAGTTGCTAAATTTAGCATGATTGGTCCATACACTACACTGCAGCCTGAATTGCTACCTGGAATGAGTATGGCATTAGATTTCCCTTATAATCCCAGTGATACCACGTACGCTGAATATTTTGCGGGTGAAATAGATGATGTAACTGAAATAGATCTAGCTCCAGGAAATACATCAACTATGGTGCAGTACGATGTTGTATGTACATCGTGGGCAGCAATATGCGACAGGAAATATACATCGGTTAGATGGAAAGATCTTACAGTATCTGGAATACTGGCAGATATATTAACTACTGCACTATCTGGCGAAGGATTTAGTATAGGTGCTATATCAGCTGTGCTGTATGCAACTACGCTGGATGTAGTGGATGGAATATACACTGCAGTTAGTACCTCATTAGATGATATAAGTACGCAAACTGGAGCTTATTGGTGGATTGGTGCAGATCGCACCATAAATATGAGTACACGAGCTAATGGTACTGTAGTGAACCGCAATATGGTTACTACAAATCCTGGATTTGAAGATGGTCTTACTGACTGGGAAGACATCGGTGGTACATTTGACGACGAGGCAGTGCAAACAGCGGTCAAATACGAAGGCACTCATGCCTATTATGCAATTGGATTACAAGGCAATTCCGGCAGACGTAGATACGTATCTGTAGTATCTGGAGAGACTTACACGTTTTCCGCCTATGGATATGGTAGCGATGGTAGCGACGCACATATACAGGTCGTACACGATGGAGTAACTTATAACGAGTATCTATCCGCTGGTGATTCATGGAATCGATATTCGATTACATTTACCGCTACCGATAGTGCCGAAGTAGCTGGACTGTATATCATTGCAGGTGAAGACACTATATATGCAGACGCTGTAATGCTACAGCGTGGACAATGGTTAAGTGACTATAGAGCTACTGGCGGAGTACCTGGCGGGATAAGTAACTTAAGTGTTAACCGAAATAGATCAGAGTACCGAAACAAGCAATATATTGTTGGTAAGACAACAATGAACGATAAGATAGATGGCAACGGATGGCAACGGACATTTCCACTAACTGGGCGTCCACTGGCTACCCAAGACGTGCAGTTTCGACCATCTGGGTCTGGCGATATGCAAGTCAGAAATGTATCAACAAATACAGCTGATCAGGTACACACTACACTAGCTAGTGGAGTTGGTGTTGGTTTTGGTCAACCAGCTGGTAGTGCCGAGCGAGTAGAGCTATACTCTTCGGAGAGTGCAGATAGTGGAATAAATGTTGAGATTATTGGATATAGTATTGCCGATAATGATATCAATTCCGAGATACTAACTACCAATGCAGCAGATGGAACGACATCAGTTTACTCAACTGGATATTTCGACAATCTCATGGCGTTCAAAGTTACTGGTGCTGTGGAGGCAGTAGGTACTCTTACTCTTAATACATATCCAGAGGTCACTGAGATAGTAGTAATACCAATCCCGGAAGGTATCCCGGACGAAGACAAGGTAGGTGTATTGACTGTAGCTGTAGATCCATTCTATATTGCGCCAGAGGCGATAAGCCTACAGACCGCAGAGAGTGGCTATATTGGTATATCTGGAGACCCAATGGTATCTGGTGCACCCAGTCGTAGAGTTGCGAAACTATATGGTGATGCTGGTAGGATACTATTTAACGATGAGCTGGATATCGGAGCCAACCCATACATGGAAAACATTTATGAGGTCTATGTTGGTGATATAGCTGCAACTAGTACAGTGGTGGTGGACCGACAGGATGAATGGGTTTGGGAATATGGTAATGATGTAATCCATCAAAATAGCGGTCAACTAACATTCGAAGGCTTGGGTGAATTTAACCTATGCAAATTAATAGATTCAGGTGAATCTATATCGGTTAATTACACTGGTTTGGCATATCCATTAGTAACTGTAACGGATGCTACTGAGGTGACGGCAAGGGCAGCAGATAGTTCTGGGACAACTGGGATATACTCAAACTTATGGTTTTCATCACCCACCGAAATCAAAAATACAACCGAGGCGCGAGCTATTGGTAATAATTTAATTGAGGCATATACCAGAGATGGTCCAACTTCGTATTTTCCGCGAGTGGATATGTCACTAAATGTATATCAAAGTGGGTTGGAAATCGGTTATCTGGTTACAGATTCGTTCCCGAAGCATGGTATAACCGATCAACAATACATGGTTACTCGGACTAGCATTCGAGACTACGGGACAAATGAACTTGATAGATCCGTTAACTTTGTCATGCAAGTGGACCTAACAAACACCAAATCAATAGGTAACTGGGAAAAGTACTGGCGAAATATAGCCAAAGTAGGTTTGAAATAATACCCAATTCATTTACATTCTTAAATATGGGCAACTTAACTAACATAAAAAGGATAAATTATGTCACAAGCTGATCTAAACGTAATTGCACCATTCACTTCCGGCTCCGTTGAAGTTAAAGTCGTGATGGGAGTGTATGGCAACGCTAATCATGGCGCTATCGCAGTCACCTCTGGTGATGCTGGCGCTGTTGAGATATCTGTAGCATCTGGACAACTTGGTGGTTCTAACTTTGGGATCGAACTCAAGATGGAAACTACCGATGCATATCTCAAGTTTGCTTCGTCCGGTGATGCCGTATCTCCCGCGTCTGGTGATATACTATTCGCCCGTGGAGATGGTTGGAAATACTTCCCCTATGGGGACACTACGAGAATAAGTCTAATATCTACCGGCGCTGGCGTCAGTGGCTGGTGTCACTATATCGAATACCCAGGAGCGTAGAATGCGAAAAGCAATGGGAATCGGAATACATACCGGACTGTACTCGTTGTCAACTGGATTTGGTAGTCGTGGTATTCCATTCTACGGACTGTCGTTCGATGGTGACGACTATGCATCCGCCGCTGATGCGATAACAGGCGACGAGTTCGATCTCGGGACTGGTCCGTGGGCAGTGACGGCATGGGTTAAACTGGTAGCAGATGCGGCTGATGGCTATCAAGCCATCATCTCAAATGGCACTGGTTCTACCTCCTTTCGTATCTACATCAAAGTCGCGGCTGGCGTATGCCACGTTTCAACGCATACGAATGAAGGTGCCCCGGTACTCGACGAATCCACGACTACATGGGCACGCGGCGCATGGGCGTACATAGGGTGGATTCTCGACGCCGACGGTGGCACCTGTCGGCATTACATCAATGGTGTGGCCGATGCCACTACGGCGGACTTCTCGGCTCTGAGCACTGTTACAAACTCCGACGCCAAGTTCATCGGCACCTACAACACTACACCACAAAGCCCGTTTGCTGGCGAGATAGTCGACCTCCGGGTTTGGAAAGCGTCCACATTAAGCGCTCCCAATGTCGCAGCCGAGTTCGCGAACACTAGTCCATACACGTATCCCACGACTGTTCCAACATGGCACGGCATCGTCGGAGATGCACCGGGGTCGTCGTCAATCAGACCCGATACTGGCATATCAGTGTTCACTTACGCTGCTGGTGCAGCAGCTCCGACGCCTACGGGTCCATATACTTCACTATCATCAGGGGGACCAGTATAATGGGAATGTTACTATGCCACGTTCCGGCAACACAAGGAACAAAAGACAACTATGCAGCAAACCTGGATGCTAGTGCAGCTAGACTATTTGGCTGGCCGTGTATGCACCCGACTGCATTTGGTAATCTATATGAAGACGACGATGGCGAACAATGGTGGGCTATCATAGATGCGAAGTTAACTAACGAAATCGTGCAAGCTATTGCAACAGAATACGATGCAACGCAGATGAATATATTTTACCGTGACCAGGGAGATACCGAAGGACTAACAAAGGTTGTTAGTGATCCTATCATTTAACCCTGTTAATTTACTAGTTTAAGAGACTTTAAATGGCACAGAATACATCAAATAAAGATAGACGCAACGATTCGATGACAGATCGAATCCTCGCTAGTGTGATACCGCTACTCATCGTAGCTGGGATAGTTACTATCATAGCCTTCTGTTTCGAAATTAATGGCAAAGTAGATGAATTATCGTACCGTATGGCTACTGTTGAGCTGCTAGTTCAACAGCACATTGTAGCGCCTGATTGCCATCCAGTTAGCGCTACCGTGCAGTACATCCCTCAGCAAGTGGACGACACAATCGTCGAACCTTTAGTTAGCGCGCACTAGGTTCCGCGCACATCTGTTTCTCCCGCGATAGGCCGGTCTGTATTCCCTCGGATCGGCCTATTGTTTTGCTGAGTGGGTCTAAGAGCACTTCTAAGCGACTCTAGCATCTAATTAGATATATCCTCTATATATCACCTGACTGGCCGGCAGCGCCAGGCAAGGTGGAATAGATATACTTTCAAATTGATAAGTCATCTACATCATGTGATTCAGCGCCATCCGGCTAATCACATGAGTTCTACGCTTACTAGATAATCATATACTGGCCACTTAGCCGATAGAGGTAGACGACGGGGACAGGAGGAGTATACCGGACTTAGTTGATGTGCTAAGTAGGAGAACTATGTTACTTTAACCTCGATATTGTATATATACCTCCCAGGTGTCCATACACCCCCTAGTAAACTAGGGGGGGTGGTTGTATGGGAACCATGCTAGGTTTGTTCCTCTAGCTAGATATATATAATCATAACTCCTTTATTTACCACAACTTACCAAGTACCCAACAATCAGCTGGTGTGTGGTTCCGATGTGGAACTATTGGACCAGATAAAAAGTTGAAAATTTCTCAATTATTTTTCATATATCCATTTGCATCCCAGATAGCATTGGTTATCTTTTTACTAGTGATAAGAACACACACACAAAGGAGCACAAGATGGCAAACACAACGATGGTGGGAGTGAAGCTGAATCCCGAAGATCTGGAAAAGCTTCAGGATATAGCGAAGCAGCTATCACCAGATAATGTACCATTACCACTAAGCAGGGCGATGAAGACATTGATACGAGCAGCACACGAGGAATTGAAGAATGATTAATGAAAAAGGCCCGCGAAGAGACGAGCCTTTCAATTCGGAGGTTAATAATACCATACCAAAACCATATAACCGAGAGGTCATATAGTGATATCACAAGATAACTATAACCCACAAAATAACAAGCCCAATGGACTTAGAAACATGCTAGATATCAAAAAGGGCGCTAACAAACCAGACTTCATTGTCGATGGAGTTATAGCACCAGGATTGATGATACTAGCAGGTGCCACGAAATCGTTCAAATCATACCTGTTGCAGGATATGATACTCCACATAGCACGAGACGAACCGTGGCTAGGCCACGCAGTGAAGCAAGTACCATGTCTCTACATAGATATGGAAATGTGTGATCGTATGATAGATCGCAGAACAGAAACAATTATATCAGGTGTTGATATGCCAGCAAACGCCCAGTGTTACGTGAACACTGAAATACGACCTGGGAAAGAGTTCATCGCGGAACTAAAAGCAAATCTAGAAGCTACCGACGCAAAACTGGTGGTAGTGGACTCGCTAATCAAGGTAGCGCTAGGCATAGATGAGAATAGCAGTGCAATGGCGACGGTGATGGAAGACCTACACAGAATAGCCAGAGACCGCAATATCGCACTTATCGTAGTGCATCATAGTGGGAATAAAGCAGAGTCGGTACTACGTGGTCACTCAAGTATACGCTCAGACTGCGACACAATACTACAAGTAAATCGTGACATGCGTACCGATATCGTCAAAATATCAACATACAAGACTCGGGATATGTTTGACACCGAATTCCATGCAAAATTCAACTACGAGACCGACGCCGAAGGCGATCTATCAAAGGTCACGTTTGAGCTAGTAGATGCGCCAACTAAGAAATCGACAACACCTATCTCTCTCAGAGATCAAGTCAAGACAGCAATAGCTGATGGTGCCACTACTGCCACAGAAGTATACGAGATAGTAGGTGGGAGAAAAGCAACAACTCTCGCAATGTACAAAGAGCTGAAAGGTGGCAAATAGTGAAAAATCCAAGCAAGAAAAGACAACCGATGCGACGAGTATGTAAGATGGAAGAAATACATCCAAGTATCGCCGCGTGTTGCGACGCAATATACTATATCACTAGAGACTGCGACGAAATCGAAATAGTGCCGAGAAAGCACAAGAAGCCAACAAAAGGAAAAGAAAGCCCTGGTGGGTTGGAAGGATAGAGTGTAATATGAAACCGATAGCAACATGGACGCAATGCGCCGACAACGACAACTACGAGATATCCGAATGCGGAAGAGTATGGAGCAATATCACGAATAAAACACTTAAACTTTCCGATACGAACGGATACAAACATACAGCTATACTAGTAGACGACGAATACCGTACCGTATATGCCCATCGACTAGTGTACGAAGCATACGTGGGCACCATCCCGGATGGGATGGAAATAGATCATATAGATGGCGATCCGGCGAACAACCACGTCAACAACTTAAGACTCGTAACTCATCAGCAAAACGTAGTACTATCGCATAGATCAGGTAGATGCGATCAGCGTATCAAGGCACAACGGAGATTCGACTGGGATACCATCCAACAGATACGTGCAGACGCAGCAAATGGAGTAACGGTTACGCATCTGGCCAACAAACACAATGTCGCCAACTCATCGATGTGGTACATCGTCAACCACCAGGCATATGCGAGGGAAATATGATGACCATCGGACTAACCATCGTAATCACTTACGCAGTATATGATCTATTCTGGCCGCTCCATCGGAGGATAATAGGATGATCAAACTGGTACTAACATATGATGATGATACTGAAGAAGAAGTAACTATAATGGACGACGAGACGGCAGATATAACAGTCCAAGGCGATAGGATAATAAAGCAAATAAATGTCAAACTCGTGCAGAACATCGAACTAAATTATATGGTCGTAAATCCCCCCAGCATATAAGCTAATATTGGCATCTGGATCATAGACCATTACATTTATTTAAATGATTTAAATAACTAAAGCTCGGGAGCAATAAACTTAATGGCTACTAATCAGGCAACTAAACCGTCCAAAAGACTTACGTTAAAGCAGCAAAGATTCATCACTGCCTACATAGCCAACGGTGGAAATGGACTACAAGCGGCTAAAACAGCTGGCTACATGGGGGCTGACAACATATTAGCCAGTATAGCAAGTCAGAATTTAACCAAGGATTATATCAAAAAATATATAGACGAATGGGTAGATAGATGTCCTGATACACTAGCAGCACAAGAAGTACTACAACAGCTTACCCACATGGCACTTAGCTCTAAGACACCGGCAGCAAGCCGGGTCAAGGCACTAGAACTACTAGGCAGATATCACGCTATGTGGATCGATAAAACACAAACAGAACAGAACATCAACGTAGATTACAGTGCAGCAGTAAACGAAATAAACAGTGCAATTAATCGCAATACAACAGAATCACCGGAATCAGAGTCCTAATGTACCAATAAATTCATAGGACGTCGAAATGTACGATGCCCTATCAATGGGCCTCCGTACAGAAAACTGTAGTAAGGGATGAACTAAACAAATTGATGGAGAAACACGATGACTGAAGTACTGAAATATATAGTAGCGCCAATAGTAGTAATTATAATAAAATTGGCAATGGCAGCATTCCTATTGATGCTGGCATGGAACATAGTAATACCGATGATATACTTTGGCACTGCCATCGCTACCCATATAAGCTTTAAAATATCAGCGTGCATAGTAGTAGCATACTGGGCCCTTAGCACACCAGACTACATCATCAAGGAGAAACACGATGAACTGTGTAATGACGATAGTTGATCCATACTCACGGGTTAACATGTGGTGTTATCCATATCGTACAACTACTGAGGAGCAATGTCGTAGACTGGAAGCTAATACACAATGTCTAGTGTGTGGTGGTACAGCTACGTATAACTTCCATCACTTCACCATTGGAGGTGAAGTGGTGTATCATATGATCTGTAACGACAGAGTACACTGCAAAGTGGGAATGATAATAACCTTAAGAGGCAATACATGGTACTGCGACCGCCCACTATCATGCGCAGCGCTAGAAGATATGAGCATGTATAAACAAAAGAATTTCGCGGTGGATCTTACATAGGAGAAATGGATGAATACTAGCATGGAGCGTCGTAGATTCACTGGTGAATTCTACACGCCAATTAGATTCGTAGAGCTGGCGCATAAGTATGCGGCGAAACACTGGGGCAATCTAGATCAATATAGTTTCTATGATCCGGCATCAGGTACCGGGAATTTAATATTCCCGTTAACTAAGTATGATAAGGTATTCATGTCGACGCTGGAACCTGAAGATATTAATTATATAAATAGCTCTAATGTATTTCCTGGCGCGGTAGCCTGGCAGGAAGACTTTTTAAATACACTTAAAGTTAAGGCTGATCTGGCCATGGCACTAAAAGACAAATCACGTAAATGGGTATTCATAATGAATCCACCATTTGCTGCTGGTACTGATATGTCAAGTTTAGCTGGCGTAGGTAAAGAAAAAACAGGTGTCGCTACCAATGATATCAGGGACATCATGGCTACTAAAACACTCGGGCATGCCA